AATGCAGACATATTGGAAAAAAATATCATCCCAGCAGGAAACGCTGCGCTATCTGGATTATCGACCTATGTCGGAAACCCCAATGCTGAAGCTGCTATTCTGGCTATCTCCGTTGAAATCTTCCAATCCAGAACCGCCGCTGGTGGATCAATTGAAGGCGTAGATTTCGCAGTTACTCCTTACCGCCTATCTAAGAATTTACTTGCCAAAGTAACTGGCTTACTCGGCCCTTATCTTGATGTTGAAACTATGGTGGGCTAATGCCAGCATCAACAATTGCCACAGATGTTAGAGGCGCGATTAAGACCGCTTTGGCTGGTGTCAGCGCTAATATCTATGATGCAGTTCCAGAAGCACCTATAGTCCCAGCAATTGTAGTTGTCCCAGATGCGCCTTATATGGAGCTCGAGGTCTTAGGCAAATCAACTACTCGAGTCAAATTAAATTACACTATTACCGCTTGCGTTGCGTATTTCAGCAACGCCGCTTCATTAGATAATCTGGAGCAATTAATCATTAGTATTCTTGGAGCGCTAAACGCTTCCAAGTATGAGTTATCGACAGTCGATAGGCCGTCAGTAACAACAGTAGGAACGACCAATTTATTGGTTGCAGACATACGCTTGAGCGTCCGCTACGAGCAAACCGCATAGGAGACCCAAATGCCAACTACAGTAATAACTGGGCGCGATGTAACCTTTACACTCGATAGCGCTGCTTATGATGCCCAGGCAACTAGCGCAGTATTAAGCTGCGAGACAATTATCGAGACCTATCAGACCCTTGATGGTCGCGCCTATAAGTCCGTTGATAAGCAATGGACATTTTCTATTGAACTGCTACAGGATTGGGGAGCTGCTAGCTCACTATTCGAAGCAATGTGGGCTGATGCTGAAACAGCACCTAACACCACACTTGCAGTTTCATTTACAGCCGTAACTGGCGCAGTATTTGCTTTCAATGTATTGCCAATCTTCCCAGCAGCAGGTGGCGCAGCTCCAGGAGCGCTAACAGATAGCTGGACAATGACAGTCGTTGGAACACCTACAGAAACCTTTAGTTAAGAGATCGGAGCATCGGGAGCTATGAAACTATCAATCACAATTGAATATAACTCTGGCGAGTCAGCAACTTATATTGCTCAACCGCCAGAATGGGCTAAGTGGGAAAAGGCAACTGGACACACTATTACCAAAGCTCAAGAAAATATAGGAATCTGGGACTTAATGTTCTTGGCCTATAACGCTCACAAGCGCGAAAACGCTGGTAAGCCAGTAAAGAGCTTTGAAGTATGGATGGAAACAGTTGCCGACATTAAGACAGGCAACGATGACCCAAAAGCCATCAGCCCGACAGCGTAAGGCGGCTACTTGTAATAGTTGCTCTTAAGACTGGTATCCCGATGCAATATTGGGATGATTGGGACGATGTAGCAACGGCAGTCGAGCTGATAAAGGAGATGAACAAGGATGGCTGAAGAAGTCGCAGCATTTGACCGCACCGAGCTGCGCCAAGTTTATAAAGCCTTCTCAGTTCTAGGCGATGAGGCCAAAGCCGAGGCTCGTCAAAGTTCTAACGCTCTTGCTACTTATCTGCAAAAACAAATCGCTATTTCTGCAGCCTCTAGAACTAAAGGGCAAAAGGCAATTGACAGAATTGTTAGCGGATCTAAAGTATCTAAGACTAGCACTACTGGCGAAATCAAATATGGCTTTGCTAGTCAAAGATTTAGCGGTGGCGCTAATACTCAAATGCTTTGGGCTGGTTTTGAATTTGGCTCAAATAAATTTAAGCAATTTCCTGCTTACTCTGGCAGACAAGGGCGCGGCTCTCGCGGATGGTTTATTTATCCAACATTACGCCAAGAACAGCGCAACATTGTGGCACAATGGACTGCAGCATTTAACAAAATTTTAGATAAGTGGGGCATAAGTGGCATCTGATTCAAGAGCCTTAACGCTCAAACTCTTAGCAGACACAGCAGACTTTCAAAAGAAGCTAGCGGCTGGTTCTAAAGATATTGATTCTATTGGCGAACGCGCTAGTGAATTTGGTAAAAAGGCCGCTATTGCTTTTGCAGCTGCAGGCGCAGCAGTTGGCGCATTTGCAGTCAGCGCAGTTAAAGCAGCAGCCGAAGATGAAGCTGCTCAGCTAAAACTCGCCGAGACAATTCGCAGCACAACAGCAGCAACCGATGCCCAAATTGCTGGAGTTGAAAAATATATAACACAAACTTCAATTGCTGCTGGCATTACTGATGACCAATTGCGCCCAGCTTTTAGTCGATTAGTCCGCTCGACCAACGATGTTGAGGATGCTCAGAAACTACTAAATTTAGCATTAGATTTAACAGCAGCAACAGGCAAGCCATTAGAAACAGTTACTAATGCTTTAGGTAAAGCCTATGACGGCAATACAACAGCACTTGGCAAATTAGGTCTGGGCATTGATGCAGCTGATCTTAAGTCGCAAGATTTTGATACAACAGTCCAACAACTTACTGACACCTTTGGCAATTTTTCAGAAAACGCAGCACAAAGCACACAGGTTCAAATGGAGCGCGTCAAGATTGCTCTTGATGAAGCTAAGGAATCTATTGGAGCTGCTTTGCTCCCAGTTGTCCAAGAATTAACCGCTTGGATATTAGAAAACTTTATTCCAGCTTTAGATGCGTTTATAGCTGGCTTGACAGGATCTGGTGGACTTGATGAATCTTTGACCGATTCACAACAAACAGCCGTTGAATGGGGCAAAAAGGTTAGAGGTTTTATTGACACAGTAATTGAATTACAGGATGAATTAATAGTCTTGGCTGGAGTCATAGCTGCGGTTTTTGTGGCAAATAAAGTTGCCGCTGGAGTTACCGCCATTATCTTATTAATCAATGGTTTGATAAAGGCTTACAATTTATTAAAAGGCAGTGCAATAGTCGCTGGTATAGCGCAATCCTTTGCTATAAATCCATTGCTGGGCGTTGGAGCAACGGCAGTAGGTGCAGCCGTTCTATCTGCTGCAAATGCCATTGGAAGAAGCAATGACACTCCAGAAGCAAAAGCTCCACTATTCTTTCCAGGTGGTGGCACAGGGATAAGTGCAGCTGGTGAAGTAAATGATGTAAGAAATACAACGCGCTCTAATTTAACTTCTTCGCGAGTAGGTGGCAATCCAGTTAGCGGACGAATTTCAAGTAGTTCAGCAAATCCTAGGCCTACTTTAATTGAAGAAGTTACGCAAGCAAATTTTATTAAAAGAATTGCAGGGACAGGATCATTTGATGTCGGTGGCTTTAGACAAGCTGATGAAAGAGGCAATGTTGTAATTAATGTCAATGCGCCATCGGTAATTGATGAAGAAGGATTTAGCCGAGCAGTTATTTTGGCATTAAATAACTCACAAAGTAGAACTGGTTCTGGCGCAAGCCAGTTTAATCAATGACCGCTTGGAGCCCCGTTTATCGGGTTAAAGTAAATAACTCAGAGGTTACTAGCGCCACCCTAAGCGGTCTCACAATAAGATCTGGCAGGGAAGATATTTATTCGCAGCCAAACGCTGGTTATTGCAATTTGACGTTGATTGAAACTGCAGAAACAGTAGTTCCTTTTGAAATAAATAACACAGTTACCATCGAGGTTCAAGATTCAACAAATACTTTTGTGCCGTTATTTGGTGGATTTATAACGGATTTAGGAATTACAGTTCAGGCATCTGGATCTACAGCTTTAACCCAAAGGATTCAAATAGTAGCCGTAGGTGCACTAGCTCGCCTTAATCGCGCAGTTTATGTTGGCAACTTTGCTCATCAATTTGATGGGGATAGGATTAAGGAATTAATCAGTCAAGTTCTTTTTAGCCAATGGGATGAGATTCCAGCTAGCGAAACTTGGGCTGGATATACCCCAACGACCCAATGGCAAGATGCTGAAAATAGTGGGTTAGGCCAAGTCGATACTCCAGGAGATTATGAGCTGCATTCTGAAAATGGAATAGACGATACGCTTTATAACTTGGCTGCTCGATTCGCACAAAGCGGCCTTGGTTATTTGTATGAGGATTCTCAAGGTCGCATTGGCTATGCCGATTCAACGCACAGAGCGCAATACCTTAGTGCAAATGGATATGTCGATTTAGATGGCAATCATTCAATTGGCCCTGGTCTTTCCATTGTAAAAAGAGCTGGAGATGTCAGAAATGAAATTACTTTAACTTATGGCACTTCAAATCAAGAGGTAACAGATCAAGATTTAGATTCAATAAACACCTACGGCTTATTGGCTTCAAGCATACAAACCACTTTAAGGAATCAAATTGATGCCGAATCGCAAGCTGCCTTTTATCTGCTCATTCGAGCTTATCCACAATTTTCTTTAAGCCGAATAACCTTCCAATTGACCAATCCTGCCATCGATGACTCAGACCGAGATAATTTAATTAACGTCTTTATGGGGGAAGCTTTAAATATTAACAATTTGCCAGCCAATATGGTCGATAGCCGCTTTTCGGGCTTTGTAGAAGGTTGGACTTGGACGGCCAGCCTAAATGAGCTAAGACTTGAGCTTAATGTGTCCCCGATTGCCTATAGCCTTCAGGCGTTCAGATGGACTTCCGTTCCAATTACAGAGACTTGGAATACCATTGACCCAACTTTGGAATGGTATAACGCTACAATAGTGGCTTAAGGAGAATCAATGCCAACGACAACAAATTATGGCTGGACAACGCCAGCTGATACTGATCTAGTTAAAGATGGTGCTTTGGCTATCAGGACGCTGGGCTCAGCTATTGATACGACAGTCTATGATAATTATCTTGCAGGTTCTATGATTAGCATTGCTTCGGGAACTATGGGCAACTCGACAACTATTTCAACAATTCCTGCAACCTACAAAGATTTAGTTTTGGTTTTAAGAAACGCTAGACCTTCTACTGATGGTGAAGGATTTAGGTTACGCTTAAATGGAAATACTGGCAGCGTTTATGCCAATGATGTTTTGATGAGCCAAGCTACTTATACCTTTGGCGCTACATTTATGCAGATTACTAGCGGCATCGATAACACCGCTACTAATGGTATTCATATAATTCGCCTTTATGAATATGCCAATTCAGCAAGCACTTGGAAATATGCCCACACTTTTTCAATTGCTAACAATAATACAACGACAACTTCTGCAAATGTTTTTAATGTCGGTTCTTTATCAAATATAACTGCAAATATTGATTCAATCACTTTTTATCCTTCTACTGGCAATACGGCTGGCGGAACTTACCAACTCTATGGAGTTAGATAATGACACACATATTAATTCACAATGTTGAAACTAACGAGGTTATAGAGCGCGAAATGAACGCTCAGGAATTGGCTCAACTAGAAATCGATCAGCAAGAAGAAAAAGAAAGAAAAGAAGCCGAGGCAGCTAAAGCAGCTAAGAAGGCGGCAGCGGAAGCGAAATTGGCAGCTTTGGGTTTAGAGCCTGACGATTTGCGCGCTTTAGGTTTATAGCAATATAAATCAAAATAATGGCCAAACTATGTGCAGCAGGTATTCAACTTCGGGAGCAAATCGATGACGATTATCCTGATAGGGATCGCAAGTCTGATGGTTGGATTGCTGACGCTCGCCACCGCGCTAAAGGCACTTCTGACCATATTCCAGACGATAGAACAGGAATCGTTCGAGCTCTAGATGTAGATGCAGATTTATCTGCTCACAAAGAAGAAGCTTACGCGCTAGTTGAGAAAATTCGCAAATTAGCCAAAAAAGGCGATAAGCGCATTGCTTATATTATTTTTGATGGAAAGATTATGAGTCCGATATTGGGATGGAAGCGCAGAAAATATAACGGCGCTAATCCTCACCGTTCGCATTTCCATATTTCATTCACAACTTTGGGAGATAAAGATGGCAGTTATTTCAACCTCGAAGGAGAAGCTAATGAGCGACCTAAAGAAAATGGCAGAGAGCTGGGCAAAGACATTCCTAGCAACGGCACTAGCGACTTATCTAGCAGTCGGCCTAGATGTCAATGCAATTGCAAATGCTGCTCTAGTGTCAGTCTTGCCTAGCATCATCAATTGGCTTAACCCTAACTACGAGCGTTACGGCAAAGTCCGTTAATGGTTGCAGCTGAGCTAGCAACTCTAGTTGCCTCAGTATTGGGATCTATTGCCTTGCTGATTGCTGGACTTCGCTACATAATTAAATTGGAGAATATTCCAATAGTGTCGCGCCTTGATAAAATGGAATCTCAGTTAGAATTGGCCCTAGCGAAAGGGGTCAGAAATGGCAACGCGAAAGCGCGTAAGTAAGAAGCGACCTAAGAGGCGTAGAACTACTAAAGAAACGCCTTTAACAAAGCTTGATTTCTGGGCTATTGCTGCCAATGAAGTTTATAAGGCTTGCCGTAGGGCAGGAATGGATGAAGGGACTGCGCTGGCCTTTGCTATGGATCGCAGCTCTTATCCTGATTGGATAGTCCCTGCCGATGACCCAATTAAGAAGATTGGTTGGGAAGATGGAGAAGAGGACAACTAATCTACTTTCGAGAGGTTGAGCTTTTTGAGGCTCTCAAGTCGCTTTATCCAGACTTGACGCCTTTATCAGCGACCGACCGAGCCGATGGCATTACCCATAATTCCTATATCGAGCTTAAGTGCCGTAGGACTCATTACGATACTTTAATGATAGAGAAGAAGAAGTGGGATTATCTGGCCGATATAAGGGCTAGAACGGGCGCTAAGACCCT